AACATAAGGTCGTCCGCCACTTGCGCGGCGTCCCACCAGTCGGCTCGTTGCCACTCCACCGTTCCCACGGCGTAAAGCATCCTGCCGCTGCGGTTGACAGCCCAGGCTTTAGATGCGTAGTGGCATGAGGGACCCACCTCCGCCCTTGCTTCCAAGGCCGGGATTGAGATGCCCCTCACGTGTTTTTTGTCGTCCAGGGCCATGATGCCGGCAAACTTGGGCTTGCCGAAGTCTGGGTCTCTGGCGACGTTTTTCTCGAACTTGACCATAGCCTTCATGACTGTGCGCGGCACGTCACGGGTCAGCCAGTTGGCCAAGATCGTCTGGCCCATCTTCGACGGGTAGCGTTTCAGCCACTCGTTGAGGTCGAGCTTACACACCTCCTTGCGGGCCACCAGCCCCGTGTAGACTTTTGAATACACGTCGAGGGCTGGAATGGCCACCTGCCAGTTCCTGCGAACCAGGTTGCGCTCGTTGTAATACGTAGCTCCGGTAGGGTCTGCGTCGTAAGCCGCCTTGTATCGGGCGGGCACCCCGGCCATCCTGTTAGAGAAACAGTTGACGAGGTTGCAGTAGCAGGAGGCGAAAGAATACACCGCTAGCCGGTTGACTAGCGGGAGGAGGCACTGGTAGCCCCTGGACCTGTCGGCGGTGCACACGGGGGCGTCCCCTGAGGTCAGGATCTTGTTGCCTGGCGCTATCGGGGACACGTCGCACATAGTGGTGCACACCGAGGTCACCCAAACGCCAGTGCCGGGGTGGTCCATGTAAGTGTCTGGGGTCACCCAGACTTTCTTACCTTGTTGGACCATACCCGACACCTCGAGAGCGGCTGTCCTATGATCGAAATCATTTAGGTCCGCCTTCTCCTTGGGCATCTTCACAGCACGTGATTGCCCGTCTGGATTGGTCGGGGGCTCCGCCTTAGGAGTGACAGGGTAGAGGTGTAAGAACGTCCCGATAGCCAGACAGGCGGCTGATGCGCTGAGAAGGCTAGTGTAGGTGGGGACGGGAGGCAACGCGCGGATGGCGTCGGCAACGCGGTTGAGTAACCAGTGGACGTGCTGCAGGCAGTCGATGCTCGCCGAGACCGATTTGGTCACGTAAGCACCGGCTGCTTTACAGGCATCGCCCATCTGCCTGAGATTGCGAGGGGTAATCTCATTGGCGCGTTGGTGGCCGGGGGGGATGACCTCCCCGGTAGATTGGACCCCGAAGCCTAAGATAGGCGCGACAAGTCCGTTGTACAGTGCGTGTCTGTTGGTTCGTGAGATCACCGAGTCGCTGCAATCCATGAAGTGGAGGTGCAGTCTGTACTGGAGGTACAGGTGGCAAATCAGTGCGAGGGGGCCGTTGTAGGTGGCCCCCTCGGTAATTCTAGCGCCCACGTCCATCGCCCCTAGAATGCCAGCTGCCACGTGTTTGTTGGACACGCGGCAGATGCATATCTTGGCGACCTCTTCGATGAAAGCGTTGCCCCAGAGGACAGCGGAATACACGGCGAAGAAGCCGACGAAGCCCGTGAGGGCTCCGGCGAATTGGGCCGGCCAGTAATAGCCGGGGATGGACGCTATGTGGGCGGCCGCCTCTTCGACAGTCGTGGGTTGCGAGCTGCAGGAGAAGAGGCGACGGCCGGCGAACCTAGCCGCGGGCATTGTGAAGGTGAACACCTTGCCCATGGCCCAGCGCCAGCGCCAAGCCTGGAATGCGACCAGGCCGACGCCTAGGACTATCGTCGCGCTCCCATAGTTCTTTTGGAAGCGGTCTGAAGCCCTGCTGGCGACTGTGCGCAGGGGGTGGAAGTCCTCGCCGGCCACCGCGTGTGTGTGGTCTGCGAGGTCTGCCAGATTGCCCCAGCGCTTGGCGACGAATTGTGCCAATTGTGAATAGTCGACCCGCTGATTGCGGCTGACTAGGGATAGAGTAGCTGCGTACTTGTCCTGCGCCACCGGCCAGCTCATGAGTGAGCGGCAGATCACAGACCAGAGTTCGGTGATCTGCGGTGGATCCATCGAAG